TCGTCAACAATGAAGCCACGGACCTTTCAAATGCTCGGCGTATTACCCATCGAATCTCTATGCGTCCTTCGGTTGTCAAACGGATGCAGATTATTGGTGCCTACCGTGACGTCGATCTGGGACAAGCCAAGCAGAAGGAACTTGACGCCGTTCAAAGGGAGAAAAATGCGATCCAAGGAACCCAAGATGACATCCATCTTGCTGAAGATCGGGACCGCGAAATATATGAGTGCTACTGCGAGTTAGACATTGAAGGTTACGAGCATAAGATTGACGGAGAAGCATCCGGTTTAGAAGTTCCGTACCGTGTGACGATTGACGTATCGTCCAAGCAAGTCCTTAATATTGTTAGAAATTATGACGAAGAAGATCAGGAATTACCTGAAGCGCGTACGCATTTTGTTAAGTACGACTTTGTGCCGGGCCTTAAATTTTATGGCATGGGCCTATTACAGATTTTGGGCAATACTACAAATGCTTTAACGGCTGTTTGGCGTGAGTTGCTTGATGCGGGTATGTACGCCAACTTCCCCGGTTTCTTGTACGCCAAGACATCTGGCCGTCAGAACAGCAATATCTTCCGCGTTCCCCCCGGAGGCGGCGCGCAAATTGATACGGCTGGCATGGCTATTCAACAAGCCGTTATGCCGTTACCTTATAAAGAACCATCCGGCGCATTAGCCAGTTTTGCTCAGACAATTAGTGAGTACGGACAGCGCGTTGGCGGCACTTCTGAGTTGCAAGTAGGCGAAGGTAAGTCAGATGCGCCTGTCGGAACCACGTTGGCAATCATTGAGCAAGCGCAAAAGGTTCTTAACAGCGTTCACAAGCGCTTACACGCGGCACAAGCTGACGAATTTCAGCTGTTGGCACAATGCTTTAGGGAACATCCCAACTCTTTCTGGCAGCGCAACAAACGTCCAGCTGGTCAATGGGATGAGCAAACATTCCTATCTGCACTAGATAATTATGAATTAGTTCCTCAAGCTGATCCTAACACGGCAAGTCACATCCAACGTGTTATGAAGGTCACTGCATTGATCCAATTGGCTCAGCAAGCGCCTGATTTGTACAATTTGGACGCTGTAAACCGCGAAGCATTGCTTACATTGGGTTGGAGCAACGCTACTTCGCTGCTGCGTGACGTCCAAAACAACCCACCACAACCTGATCCACAAGCACAGGCCGCTCAAATGGCTGGTCAAGCCGCCATGATCACCGCGCAATCTAAAATGATGGAAGCGCAGACCAAAGTTCAAGAAACGCAGCAGAAATTGGGTGGTGGTCAAGGTCTTTCACCTGAAGAACAGGTCAAAATGGCCGAAATTCAGCAGAAAAACATTGATGCACAGCTTGATGCGACTAATCGTAAGCGTGACCGCGAGAGCCGTGAACGTATTGCAGCAGTTAAATTGGCTGAAGATATGGCTGCAAACCCTGCTGGATTGGGTATTGTTAAGCAAATCCTTGATCCGGGCATGATTCAGCGTCTTGAAGGCAATGAAGTTCCTATGACACCAACCCCCGGCGGCGTTATACAGTAGGTAAAACATGGCCCAAGATGATGACATCAGCAATGCTATCAATATCGCCCGACGCGATGCGACGGCTGATGCTATTCAATCTAAAATCAACGGGTTAAATCAAAATCTTGCTGGGTTGGGTTTGGAAGCTAATGTTCCGCAATTCAACACAGGATTAACTCAACCGCAAATTGGTGGCGCAGGTATGCCGCAATCTATAGGTTGGTCGCCTAAAAGAACAGATTTTGAAATTAGTAGTTCTCATTATGATGATGGTCGTTCAAAGGCTTATGTGGCAACAGTAAATCCAATGGATTTTTTACACGCAACCACAAAAGATGATGAACATTTTAACAAAATATGGGATGAAGCAGGAAATTTAAATTTAAAAAAATTAACAAAAGAAACACAAACACCATTTTTAGAATTTGAAGATGGTAAAATTGGTGGTCATGAGGGGCGGCATAGAATGGCTGCTTTGGCTAAACAGGGATACACTGAAGTTCCTATTGTTGTTAAGCCTTATTGGTCATCTGGAAGAAATTTTTCTCCTGTAGATCAAATGACCTTTGCACCTCAATTTGAAGGTAGAAATCCTATAACCATTAATAATGCAATTCCATTAAACAAAAATTATGCCGATCAGATTGGAAATTTAATGTCCTCATACGATGAACACTTTAAGTCTGGCGGATTTGCAAGAAATAATTATGCTACAGACGGTAGCGTATTAGATAATAATACAATTGAAATGCCACATTCATTGGAAGAATTGCAAGATTGGCATAAAACTCACCCTGCTCCTAAGCCTATGGTAAGGGCATCAGACGATCCTACGTCCATATTATACAATGAACGGAAGTTAGATATGCCCAACTCATTAGAAGAATTGCAGAATTGGGCGCGTATGCATCATGCTTCTGGCGGGTCTATTGATCATATTGCTAAAGCTATGCATTTAGCGCGTAAGCACTTTGATGATGGTGGCGATTCAGGCGGCAATGATCAAGGCGGTGGGGATAATCCTCGCGCTGACAGCTTAGCACAGTCTCAACAAGCGTCTGCTGACGCACAGGCTGCTGCTGACAATAGGGCCAATAATCAAGACGTAGGCCGATTCTCATTTGGACAAAACGTAGATACATCTGGTGCCAATTTAACGGGACATGAAGCGCCTACTGGTTTGGTAAGCTACACCACACAAAGAGAAACAACGCCTTATGAAGGCACACCAATGACTGCCGCACAAGACCCAAGCACGGCATTTGGTATGGCATACCCTAGTTTGGTTGGTGTGCAAAACACCCCTGCAGGTGCAGCGGCTTTGTTGGCTAACTTAGGTTATGAAAGCACCCAAGGCGGAAAAGCATTTCAGCCTAATGCAATCAGCGGAAGCGGGTACGGTTTAGCCCAATGGACTGACCCTTCCAGACAAGCTTCTTTCTTTAATGCCATGCAGCCCGGAACAACAGCAAATAATCCAATAGCTAAAATGGCTATTTTGGGCAGCACAACACCCGGCCAACAACTTGGCTATGCAATGAATGAAATACAGCAAAACTATCCTCAAGTTGCTCGTGAGATGGCAACCGCCCAAAACATCCCGACGGCTACTGAAAACATTATGAACAGATACGAATCACCAGCAACCAATGAATCTTTGGATGCTCGTATTGCTTTAGCTAACCAAATAGCTAAAGGCACTGGTTTGGGTAGTTTTGCCCAAGAAACACTTAATCAAGCACCTAGCGGCAACTCATTTGCGGCTATATCGCCTTCAGTAAGCAGCGCAGTAAGAAGCGCACTTGGAGCGGGACGCGGCGATGTTGGTACTTTGGATTCAAGTCTTGCCAAAGCTATGGCTTCTAACGACACAATTAATTCCGGCGCAAATGCTGTAGTTGGAACGGTTGATGGCGGAAATGCCAATGCTCCAGCTGCAAATGTTCCCGCCGCAAATGCTCCTACTCCACAACCAAACATTTTGGATAAAATATTTGGGTCAACACAGGACCAAATCGATAAGTTGGCTGCTGCTGGTCAATACGCTGGCATGGATAAACAGCAATATGCTGATCAGTTCGCTGGTGGTGATATTAATGCAGTAAAAGAGCGAATTGTTTATGATAATGGTCAACCCAAAGTTGATTATTATACTAAAGACTTAAGCCAAGCATTGTTTGGCGACCCATTAAAGGCGCTTTCAAGCGGTCTTGGTAATTTGTTTAGCCAAAAACAAAATTATGATCCTTTAACGGGACAATATAGACCAGATATATCTGCTTCCGTAGGGCAAGAGCCATCTCCATTTGGCGGTCATGGAGGTGGTCAACAACCTATTCCTTATATTCCTCCTGTTGAAACAGCGTCAACCGCCGCGCCTGTTGCACCAGTGGCACCGTATGTCCCCCAAAAGCCGTATATTCCACCAGCAAACACACCATACGCATCGTTGGGTGCTAACTTTGTAGACCCAAGAATGTATCAAAACCCGTTGTTTTCTCAGGTTTTAGCTACTGGCGGGAAAGTGCATGGCAATAATGCTATGGGTAATGCCCTGCGTATGGCTATGGCAAACAAACCATGAACATCTATTGTGCAAATAGGGCAAATAGGCTAATATTCCCTTATTACACCTGCGGACGCGCAGTGAAGGAGCAGACTTATGCATGAGTATCTTAAACAGGCCCGTGAGGGTGCAGCCAAGAAGTTGAAGGGCATCCAGAGCGGTGAGCCTCATACTAAAGTTGACTCCTCCTCGTGGTCGCCACCTGAAATGCTTGAAGCTGACAAGCAGAACGGTATGCGTCCTGTAAGTAAGCGCCAGTATAAGTCTGGTGGCAAGGTTCACGGCGAACACGCCAAGAAACGCGCTGACCGTAAAGCCCGTAAAGAGGGTGGCCGCGCAATGTCGATAGACGGTTTCATTAACCGCGACGACAAGATGGCTAACGATGAACGCGCTGGTGTCAAGAAGGTCGGCGGCATGAAGCGTGGTGGCAAGATTCACAAGAAGGCCCGTGGTGGACCAGAAGGTGATTTTGCGGATCGTAACTATGGCGCAGACGAAATTACGCAGATGACGGGCAATATGCCTCGCAATATGCCTATGGGAACTAGCTATGCTAAGGTTCCTATGCCTACGCCTCGCCCTGCTGATAAGCCAGTTAAGTACGTTGGTCCAAAGCCAACGACAAACCCAAATACAGGAATGAAAAAGGGCGGCGCAGCACACCCCGATGAAGCGGCAGATAAGGCTCTCATTCGCAAAATGGTTAAGCCATCTGCTCGTACAGGCAAAGCAGAAGGCGGCGACCTTGATCCAAATTTGATGGATTGGAAAATACTTCGTCAAAAATTAAAAGATTCGGTAAAAGAAAAAACCGCCGCTTCTAAAGGTAAAGCATCAGCTAATCCTTTAATGGGTGGCAAACAAATCAATGATGATCAAAATGAAAGTTTTACATCTAGCGGATTAAAGCGCGGTGGCCGTGCAGAACATTGTTGGGGTGGTGAAGCTAAGCCAAAGAAGGCTGAAGGCGGATCAACCAAGTGGATTCAAGGTGCTATTAAGCATCCGGGTTCGCTTCATAAGGCACTTCATGTTCCCGCTGGTGAAAAAATTCCTGCCAAGAAATTGGAAAAGGCTTCTCACAGCGAAAATCCAAAGTTAGCTAAAAAAGCTAACTTAGCTAAGACATTGAAGCGTATGCACCATGCAGATGGCGGAGAAGCTGGTCGTGGCTTGTATGTACGCAAGGGTTACCCGCATGAAGTTCCGGGCGCCGATGGTGGTCGTACGGCTAAGAAGGGTGGCGGTTCGCTTGGTAAGGGAAAGACCAATGTCAATATTATGATTCACCCGCATAGCGGCGCAGGTAATATGCCTCCTGCTATGCCTCCAATGGGTGGATTGCCAATGCCTCCACGTCCTCCAGTGGCACCTCCAATGCCACCACAGGGAATGCCAATGGGCGCACCTTCAATGGGCGGCGCACCAGCAATGCCTCCGATGGGTGCTGGTCGTCCGGGTATGCCTCCTATGGGTCGCAAACACGGTGGCAAGATTCCTGCTGGTATGAAGACCATGCACGTTATTGATAACGCTGCTGGTGGCGGTCTTGGTCGTTTAGAGAAGATCAAGGAATACGGCCTTAAATAACCTGTTTAGGTTTTAAGTCAGGCATAGGAATAGATACCGTGCGGTGTGTATATATACCGCATGGTACAAACATATAGCAGCCTTCTTGAATACGAAACCGGACGCCTCATCGACGAGGCGATTGCCGACGAGGTTGCTATTCTTATGAACGGCACCGTCGAAGACATCAAAGATTACAAATTTCGTACTGGCGTGATTCGCGGCTTGAACAAGGCCCGTGAACTTATGTCCGAAGCAGATAGCAACATCCAATCAGGTGAAAGAGGATAAACATGCCGTATACACGGATGCACCATGACGTAGACCCAAAGGAATCTATTCTTAAAGAACTTGGCGACATTAGCGGCATCGAAGTGTTTAACACGCACGTTCTAATTGCAACATATGTTCGCCCAAACAAGACAAAAAGCGGCATTCACTTAACGGATAAGTACGTTGAGGAAGACAAATATCAGGGCAAGGTTGGCCTTGTAGTTAAAAAAGGCCCGTTAGCATTTGTTGACGATGACCAAGACTGGTTCAAGGGCGTTGAAGTAAATGTCAACGATTGGGTTTTTTATCGCCCTTCTGATGGCTGGTCGATGAATGTGCATGGCGTTCAGTGCCGTGTTTTGCGCGACATAGATATCCGTGGCCGGATTCCGGCACCTGACGCGGTTTGGTAAGGAATAAGCACATGGAACCAGCAGTAGAAGAAGATATTGTCCTTGATGATGCCCCAGAGGTAACTGTTGAGGAGAACAAACCAGAAACAAAAGTAGCAGATAATGATTCGCAGACGCCAGAAGATGGCATTGCGGAACTTAAAGCTATGTTGGAGCAAGAGAAGAAACTTCGTTTAGAAGCAGAAACTCGCGCCCATCAAGCCCAACAAAACGTCCAAAAAGCCGCTGTAGAGATACAGGATAGCAACCTTATTATGATTAAGGGTGCTATGGATAACGTAAAGCAAGGGTCAGAAGCACTAAAACGCAACTATAAAGAAGCAATGGCTGCGGGTGATTACGATGCGGCGGCCAATATTCAAGAACAATTGTCTATTAATGCTGCTAAATTGCTTCAATTGCAGAACGGTAAGGATGCTTTAGAAGAAAAACTAAAGAACCCACAACCGCAAACCAATGATATTGTTGAACAAATTGCTTCACAACTATCGCCTCGGTCGGCGGCATGGGTTCGACAAAATCCCGACGTAATTCGCGATCGTCAGCGTTATGAAGATATGGTTCGGGCGCATAATCATGCGGTCGGTGAAGGCCATGTTTTGGATTCTGACGCGTATTTTCAGCACATTGAAATGCGCCTTGGCCTAAGAAAGCCACCTCGCGTTGTTCAAGATGATGGTGAGGATGTCACGTTGTCTGCGGCCGCCGCTCCAACGCAAAAACGGACGGCTCCAGCCGCCGCCCCAACAACCCGAACCGCCTCTGGTACGCCAAGCAAGTCCCAAGTTGTCCGTTTAAGCGCAGAAATGCGCGACATGGCATCGATGATGGGCATGACACCAGAAGATTACGCCAAAAACATGGTCGCGTTAAAGCGCGAAGGTAAACTTAACTGATAGGAGAGCCAAATGGCTGAAGATAAAACTGAATTGCCTAAACTCACACCAAGACGTGTTAAACCGGATGTCCGACCAGACGTTCGTGGCGAAGTCCGCGAGGATAGCCCCGCAGAACGTGCAGCCAAGCGCGTTGCAGAAATCCGCGCCCACCGTCAGGGTTTAGACCTAGACAATACGGATCAGTATTTCATTGATCCTTATATGGTTCCAGAAGGTTGGTCATACGAATGGAAGCGAAAAACCATTTATAATCAAGAGGATCCATCATATCAGGTTCGTCTCGCCGATGCTGGCTGGACGCCTGTTCCGGCAACCCGCGATGCCCGTCATAAGGCCATGATGCCTACCGGCAACTATGCCACGATTGAACGAGACGGCATGATTTTGATGGAACGTCCTAAGGAGTTGACAGACGAAGCAAAATCTATAGAATTGCGTCGTGCAAGGAACCAAGTTCGTGCAAAAGAAGCACAGCTTAGTACCACGCCTGATGGAACAATGACACGCGAGGATGCTCGTGTTCGCCCACAGGTGAAAAAGTCTTACGAGGCTATGCCCATTCCTAATGAATGAGGACTGCCTCTAACCTGCCCTGTGGGAGGCGGGTTATCTTGTCGGGGTTAACAGTGCTTGGCGCATAGTAACCTCATCACTCAGGAAAAATTGCTATGGCTAATACGCAAGCGTATTTTGGCTTTACGCAGTATCAGGGTGGTGCGGGTGGTGCGCCTACGTTCGCTCAATCCGTACGCCGTATTGCGTCAAGTTCAGGTGCTATCTACACTGGCGATCCAGTAATGCCAGCGGTAAGCAGCGCCAACGGTTACATTGTTCAGGCTTCGCCCGGCTCAACGACCCTCGCGGGTATTTTTGTTGGTTGCAAATACCTCAACACATCTCTTGGCCGCACAGTCTGGTCCAGCTATTGGCCCGGCTCCGGTGCAACTGGCGACGTAGAAGCTTACGTCATTGATGATCCAAATGCTCGTTTCATCGTCCAGACAAGCACGACTTCGTTCCCAATCACGGGTACGCTTTCCACGCAGACTTCTGGCGTTCAGGGCCAATATGCTCAGTTCTCCATTGGCTCAGGCAACACGTCAACGGGTCGTTCCGGTGCATATCTCTCGTCGCTTGCGACGACTGCAACCTTCCCATTCGTCGTCATTGATTACCAAGTTGGTGTTCAAAACGGCGGCGACCCAACCTCGCAGTACTGCAACGTCATTGTTGGCTTCAACAACGAATGGCTACGCAGCAACGGCGCTGGCCCAACTGGCATCAGCTAAGGAGTAAGGTACTATGGCTGTTAATCTCTCACAGATCCGTGACCTTCTCCTTCCCGGCCTACGCGGGGTAGAAGGCAAGTACGAGATGATTTCATCTCAGTACGACAAAATCTTTACGAAGCATGAGTCGAAAATGGCTCTCGAACGTACCGCAGAAATGCGCTACCTCGGCCTCGCACAGCTTAAGACCGAAGGCGGCCAGACCGCTTTTGATTCGAACGCTGGCGAACGCTTTGTTTGGAACCAAGAGCATACGGAAATTGCACTCGGTTACGCAATTACCCGTAAGGCTATTGACGATAACCTCTACAAGACCCAGTTCATGCCATCCAACCTTGGCCTCGTGGAATCTTTCCAGCAGACTAAGGAAATCTATGGCGCGAACATCCTCAACACGGCAACGACGTACAACGCAGCAGTTGGCGGTGACGGTGTAGCACTCTGCTCCACGGCGCATCCTATTGACGGTGGTACGGTTGCTAACACGCCAACAACTCAGGTTGACTTGAACGAAGCTACCTTGCTGAACGCAATGATTGCAGTCCGCACGAACTTCAAAGATCAGGCTGGCTTGAAAATCTTTGCTCGTGGCCGCAAACTAATCGTTCCTCCACAGTTGGAACCAGTTGCAATCCGTCTCACGAAGACTGAATTGCGTCCGGGTACTGCGGACAACGACGTCAACGCGATCATGATGACGGCAGGTGGTCTCAGCGAAGGCTATATGGTCAACGACTTCTTGACTTCGGCTTACGCTTGGTTCCTCCTTACCAACATCGATGGCTTGGCGTATATGGAACGCATCAAGTTTGAAACAGACATGCAAGTCGATTTTGTCACTGACAACTTGCTTGTTAAGGGTTATGAGCGTTACTCGTTTGGTTACTACAACTGGCGCGCGATCTACGGCTCGTTCCCAACCTCGTAAGGAGAAGGCACTATGGCTGATACAGCATTCTCCGGTCCACTGATTGTATTTGGGCAAAACCCA